CCATAAGCCCGCCCTCCGGACAGGTGGCCGAGTGGCTGAAGGCGCACGCTTGGAAAGCGTGTTTAGGGGCAACTCTAACGAGGGTTCGAATCCCTCTCTGTCCGCCACCACCATTATCTTCTCCTATGTTTTCCGTGTCTTACGGGACGATTTGGCTAACCCGTCCGTTCGGTTAGCCAAAACTTGTTCACGCTGCGTCCCGCCGACCTTCGCCATCGCATCGTCGGCAAGGCCGCGCTGATCGCGGGCGCGGGTGTATCGCTGAACCTCTTTTGTGGTCGCATGGCCGGTCACGGCCATTATTTGCGCCTCGGAGCATCCGGCGTCGGCAAGGCGGGTCGCGGCCGATTTTCTCAGGCCGTGAGCGGAGCATTGCAGCAGGCCAGCGGACCGGCAGGCGTCGGAGAACCAGTTGCCGAAGCCCTTGGCCGTGTAGGGTTTGCCGAACTGTGTGGCGACGAACATCATCTGGCCAGCCGGGACGGTCGCCAGAGAGGCCGCCAAGGCCGGGTGCACCCTGATTTCGAGGCGAGCGCCCGTCTTTTCCTGAACCACCGACACACGGCCGTCTCTGACGTGCTGACGGCCCATCTGGCGAACGTCGCCGGATCGCTGCGCCGTGTAGAGCAACAAATCCATGGCGAGGCGCTCGCGCGTCCCGACCGGCCACCTCTTTTCAAACGTCTTGATCTCGGCTTCCGTCCAAGTGTGGAACCCGTCGCTCTCGACCCGCAGCGGCTTGATGCCGATGCACGGATTATCGGGGCGCAGATTCCGCTCGACAGCGAACGTCATCATCCAGCGCAGCACCTTCAGCAGGTTGTTCGCCGCCGTCGGGGTTGCCTTGCGCTTGTCCCTCATCTTGCGGACATGATCGGCCTTGAAGCCGCGCACGCCCAGCTCGCCATAGTCGCGGCGGATGCGCTCGATGATCCCGCGATAGGTTCCCTGCGTCGTCGAGGCGAGCTGACTCCACTCGGCCGACTGATAGATGGTGACGGCCAAGGCATTGATCGTGCCGGGGACGGTGCGACCGGCGCCCACCTCCAGACGCGAGGTGACGCCTTCCAGGGCGTCGGCATATGACCGCGCGAACTCAGGCGAGCCCGGCAGGCCGACAAGGTAGATCGTCCGGCTTCCCTTCCGGCGGAACCGGAAGCGGACCTTGCCGTGGCGGTCGCGCATGGGGCTGACATTCGGGAAGCCGATCATTCTAAGGCCGCGTCCCATGCTTTCGACTCCTGATCCGCGCCGTCGTCGTTGGCGGCGTTCGGGGTCGTTAGGTGAAACCGATGCACGCCGCCCGGCAAGAGGTCGATGCAAACGATAGGCGTGCCGCGTGCCGCGGCCTCATCCAGCATCCGCTTGATCTCATGCTTCTTGACGACGCGAGCGGCCATTAGACGCTCCAGTCCCGGTAGCGGCTGGCGAGGGTCGCGGCGGCCTGCGGCGGGGCCTCCTTGTGCCGGTCGTCATACAGGCGGGCGACGTGCAGCAGGGCCGACGTCCGCACGCTCTCGGGGATTTCGTCGTCCTCCAGCAGGCCGTCGGCATGGGCCAGGGCGGTCTCGGTCGCGGTCAGGATCAGGCCCTCAATCAGGGCGTCGTCGGTGTCGTCGTCCACTCGGATGAAGGCCTTGGTTTCCTCCAGGGTGATGATCGGCACGGTCATGCTGCAATCCCCGGTGCGGAGCCCAGCGGAACCCAGTTGGCGGGTTGATGGTAGAGGTCGCCGCCGGGGATCGGGGTCTCGTTCTCGCGGCGTCGAATATCGTTCGGGGACAGCGCGCCGATCTCCCGGCCGATGCGGTAAGCCTCGAACCGGGCCTGAACGTCGCCGCGCAGCAGGGCGGCCAGGTCGTGTTCGATGTAGAGGGTCCGGCGCGCATCCGGCGTCAGCAGGCAGCGCAGCATGGCCGCCTCGACACGGCCGGCGAGCGGGCCAAGGCAGTTTTGAACCAGGGCACGGGCTTCCTGTTCGGTGTTGCTATACGTCGCCTTGTCGGTGATCCCCACGCTGGTCGGCGGGACGCCGAACAACCGGGCCACGTCCTCGTTGGACAGCTTTTGACTGGCCAGGAACTCCGCATCCTCGGCAGACCATGCGAGGGGCGCATATTTGGCCCCACCGTCCATAATCAGGAGCTGGCCAGCGTTGGTTGAGCCTTGCAGCCTCTCGGCCACCGACTCGCGGATTTTCACCCGGGCGGCGGCGTCGATCCGCTCGTCAAACGACATGACGCCGGACGGGCGCAGGCCGTTGTCCACGAGGGCCTTCGCCGTCTCCGACTGCGCCACCCGCAAGGCCATCGCGAGGCGGCCATACTGGATTGCGGAAATCCCCATGATGCCGTCACGCGACGGCCCCCGAATGTGCAGGAATTCCTCTTGCAACAGGATGATCGTCCCGCCCGTCCGCTGCGAAACCCGGTAGCGCAGGCGTCCGCTCTCCAGCCTCTCGACAACAACGTCAGCGGCGGGGATCGGATAAACCGCGACTACCTGGCCGCGACCGTCCCGCTCCAGACGGGCATAGGCATTACCGGTCAAATCCAGCGAGCGGATCAGGAACTCGCGCGCCTCGAAGGCCGTCATCTGGGGGTTCGCCAGATCGTGCAGCACGCCATACAGGGGAAGGTCGTCGGCGCGTTCCCGGCCGCCGTCAGCGGTACGCCGGAAAACGTGCAGGCTTGTGCTGGCGAGCCCTTCGGACCGCAGGTTGACGCACCGGACGGCCACGGCAGAGTTGGACAGCAGGGTCTCAGGATTGACCGCACTGGCGCCTTGGCCGCGCAGGCTGAAAAACTCTGCCAGATAGGGGTCGCCGGACGTGGTCGAGGCGGCGGTTCGGGTTTCTGTCTTGAAGGGCCAGATCATGCGAGGGCCTCCAGATAACGGCGCAGGTGCGCGAGACGGAAACGCTGGATTGCCTCGCGTGACCGGGGCGTGATGACGGTGCCGTCATAGGCGGGCCACGCCTTGACCACGCTGATCTCGTGCAGGCGCAGGGCCTCCAGAACTCGCACGCCACCCTCGCGGGTCTCGCCGCCGGGAGAGACGCTGAAACCGAAACTCATGCCGCCCAGGTCGCCCCGCTCGGCAAGGGCCAGCACGTCGCGGCCTTCGCTCGTGTCGGGAACGTCCAGATCAAAGGCGAGGCCGGTCGAGTCCTGCGACAGGCGCAGGGTGCCGGAACGGGTGCGGGCCAGCAGCCGGGCGGGGTCATGATCGACAAGGGCCAGAACGTCGCGGCCGGAACGCAGGGAGCCGGTGAAGGCCCCCTGCCGGATTTCCTCGTCGAACTCGTTTGAGATGCGCGCCCGGACGCCATAGAGGGCTGCGTAACCCTCCAGGCGGCGGCCCTTCGCGCGAAGCTCAATCGGGGCGGAGCGGCGTTCGGGCGCGGTCATCATCAGACCTTCGCGTATCGGAAGGCTTCGGTGTGCCGGACGGCCACGTCAGCGTCGAGGAAGGCATGGATCAGGGCGCCGCCATTGCTGGCGACGTCCGCGTGATACGGGTTCACCAGAACATCGACGGCGCTCCAGTAGCCCACCACCAGCTCCGACCACTGGCCATAGATCAGGTGCTGTTTGACCGGGGAGCCACCCGCGTTCGGAACCTGCGTCGTGACCTCCAGACGCTGATTGTGGAAGGTCTCGGCGAGGCTGATCCCTCGACCTTGGCCGTCCTTCAGCTTGCGGGCGGCCTTGATAACGGTCGGGTTCGTCAGGAAGGCGGTCGTGCCGGTCACGTCGTCCATTTCGAGGGCGGCGATCAGGTCGGCGGCGGTGTCTGTCAGCAGAGTTTGAGCCGTGACCTCGGCAACGCCGCTATTGGCCAGGATGCCGGTCGGCTCATTTGTTCCTCCGCCCTTGATGGCGGCAGCGTCCAGTGCCTGCGCCAGGATCAGGCCAAGGTCGCGGCGCATCAGATCCTCGACCGCTTCATTAGATTGCAGGATCAGGCGGCGGCTCAGACGATACTCGCCCGTGACCGTCTTCGGAGCCATGCTCACCTTGGCGAAAGTCGCTTCCGAACGGGTCGAGTTGCCGTTTTCGGCTACCCAGGACGTCGTGCCCGATGCGGCCAGATTCGGCAGGTCCATAAAGCCGGTCAAGCCGCGCATGACGGTCGCGCCCATGCTCTCGACACGGAGCGCAGGGCGGAACCGGTCGGCCAGCGGGGCGACATTGGTTTGCACGGTGTGGCCACCGGCCGACGCCGGACTGACAGTCTGCCCGGCGCGGTACTCGCCCAGCAGAACGCTCGTCGGAATCATCACGCCACGGGTCTCTCGACCGCGCGACAGCACGTCGTGCATCTCACCCTCCAGACCGTCCAGGCGACCCATGAGGGCACCCCGGATGGCGCGGGCGGCGGAGTAGCGGGACAGGTCCGGCGCATGGCCGTTGTCGTTCACCGGGTCGGCATGGGCGCGGCGCTCGGCCTCGGCCAGGAACTCGGCATTGCGGATTTGCTTGTCGAGGTTCTCGATCTCGCCGCGTGCGCCGTCGAAAGCCGATTGCTCGGTGTCGGAGAGGGCGTCGCGGTTCTCGGTCTCGGCCTTGCGCTGGATCGCCAGGAGGGCGTCGGTGCGCGCGGCGCGTTTCTCTTTGAGGGCAGCAACAGTCATCGGATAAAAGTCTCCATCTGGCCCACGCAGGGCACGGGGAAAGGGCGTCTCTCGACGGCGGGTATTTCCATCAGGCCCGTGACGGGCTCGGGGACATCGCGCCTCACGGCGGGAATGGGGTGCGACCGCGACACCTTGAACGCCAAAACACGGCTTGCGCCGGGGCCGCCACGCAGGTGTCTTTTCTCTGTTCGCCGGGTCGCGGCAGCGTCAATGAGCGGGCGGCCGAAGGGATGCGATCCGAGAAACCGGTGCCGAACGTGGCTGGCCTCCCCTTTGCCAAACGCGGCGGGCCTGATCGCGAGGCCGGTTGTCATCAGTCTTCCTCTCCGGCTTGGCTGAACTCTTCGTCGAAGCCGTGGGCAATCAGGGCGCGGGCGTGACCTACGTTGTAAGTGCGGGTCGCCTTGATCGAAGAGCCGCTGATGATGTGGCCGTGTGGATCGGCAGCGTGAGGTGCGCCGTCGGGGGCAATGTGGGGGCGTCCCAGATGCGAGATGATGACCGTCAGGTTCTTGCTCTCCGGGAAATGCTCCAAGCCGCTGCGGATGAGACACGCCTCTTGTCCAGCTCCGCGCGGCGACCAATCGCAGTCGTTCAGGAGCCACGAGAAATAGTAGAGGGCAACGGCGTCATCCTCGGTGAAGAGACGCGCACGGCCGGGGGTCGTGGTCGGGGCGCATTGGTAAAAGCCTCCAGCAACGTACTCGTTGAAGCGATCGGGGTTGGTTTCCCCTTGCTGGAAACCTGCCACCCTACAGGCAGCGCGTTGGCGAAGACGGCGGGGGATGGACATAAAGGGCCTCTTGTAAAAAACCGGTGGTGTCGTGCAAGAGATATCACACCTCTTGGAAACATCAAGAGGCGTGTGGAGAGTTTTGGTAGGGCATCCAAGTCCGTCGGAACCCCGCTTCTGACCAAACTGCTTGAGTGCCTGAGGAGAAGGTCGAAGGCGTAATGCTCCGGCTCCATCTCGCAGTCGGCCTCGGCTTTGTGCCTGCCTTCGAGGTCCGGGTCGTCGGTGATCGTCGTGGCCAGCGAACGCCCCGTCTTCGTGAGCTCACTCTGCTATCGCTTGCCCGACCTTTTCACGTATTGTAGGCAAACATTGTTCTTGGAGCAGGGGGGATGATATGCGGATCAGGATTATTCTCGCCGCCGTGCTGTGCGCGACGTTGGCAGCGTGCGGAACTGGGCGGCTGCTTTCTTATGGGGGGGAACTCGCGGACGCGAAGGTTCGACTGGGCGACGCTGAATTCCAAGTCTACGTCCACCCGAAAGACGAAACCCTGCTCGTTCAGCGGTCCTTAGGACAGATCAGCGGCGGTCAAGACTTATCATTCGAGTTTCAAGCGGCGGCAGCCCGGTTCCTCGCGTCGGTCGAGTGCAGAGCGGGCAACGCCACTTCGATCAGCGCAGGTTCCTTTGAGGTCCCATACGAATGCGACGCTGGCGTGGAACTGCCCCAGCTTGTCGCCCAACAACGCGCCGCCCTTCGTGCCGGCCAGCCACTCCGGAACCAATGATGAAACGCTGGACCTTGATTGCCGCCGCTGGGGCTGTGCTCGCAAGTTGTGCGACTACCCCGCCTGTTCTCATCCCCTTCGAAAACAGCACGACGATCCCGCTGTCGAAGGATGAGGTGTGGAGCAACCTCGTCGAGTATTTCGCTACGAGCAGCATCTCCATCAAGACTATCGAAAAGGACAGCGGCATCATTTATGCCGAGCGAATGCTCGCCGGGGCCGCGGAGATTTCGTCAGTCGCCTCGTGTGGGTCGAGCTTCATGTCACCGTCTGTAGGTGCCACAGCAGATCTGAACGTGTTTGTGCGCGAGCAGCCCGGAGGCGGCTCGCGGGTGACGGTAACGACAAACTTCCGCGAAATTCGGTCAAACGCCTTAGCTGACGGGCAACTATCGACGGTCCGCTGCAACAGCATCGGCGTGATGGAAGCCGCCATCCTGAACGCGGCAGCGGAGCGCTAACGAGAAGAAGCTAAGCGCTTCCCGCCCACGGCAGACATTTCAAGGGTAGGCTCCGGAAGACGAAAGCCGTTGGTTAAGCCGCATCGACCCAAGGCTCCCACGCTTCGGCTTCCGGCTTAAGGTCCATCGCGTGCAGCGCCATCGCCAGCGCCACCGCCCCATCAATCCGCCCAGTCGCCCTAGACTTGTCCAGCTTCCGGTTCCCGGCTGGATCGGTCGTCACCACCGCGTTGCCGATGTTCCATGTCAGGATCGGGTTGTTCGCGTGGCGCAGCTTTCGCTCGGCAACCATGCGCTCCAGAATATCCACCGCCGGGGCCATGTCCCGATAGCCTTGGCCATGCTCGACCATCTCCAGATCGGTTACGCCTTCTTCGGCCAGCGCCATCTTGAACGTCTCGATCCTCCAGCGGTCATAGGCTAGGGCCTGAACCTTGAACCGGCTGCATAGCTGCGCCACCGTGGCCGCGATGAACCGGGGATCGGTCGCCGCGCCGGGCGTGGCGGTCAGGAAGCCCTGATCTCTCCAGACGGTGTAGGGCACGCGGTCGCGCTCGCCACGGTCGGCCAGACCATCGGCCGGCAGGTAGAACTGCGCCATGACGTCAACGGTCCCGTCGTCGTCGGGGAATACTGCGACCAGGGCCGTCAGATCGCGCGTGGCGGCCATGTCCAGCGCCAGCCAACAGACCTTGCCGTCCAGATCAGGACGCAGATCAGCGCCGCACGCCTTCCACTCCGACGCCGGTAGGAACCGGGTCTCAGCGGCCACCCGCATATTCAGGATCAGGTTCTTGAACGCCGCCTCTTTCGAGGGGATGCGCTGCGCCTGCGCCGCCTGTCTGGCGACGTCATCCAGTGAGCGGAAGTCACCCAGCGCCGGGTTGGCCAGCGCCCATGTCTCAGGCGACCACGGGTCCGCATCATCCAGGGCGGCGTAATGCGTCAGGTGAAAGCTCGGATCGTCGATCTCCCCTGCCGTCACCCGCAAGCCGTAGTCGATCAGCTCCGACATGGGTGCCAGATCATCGGCCGCCTGGGTTGAAATCACCATCATCAGCGGCTCGGCACGGGCACCCATGGCGGTGTCGAGGGCGTCCAGCAAGTCCCGTTTCGCAGCCTGGCCCAGCTCGTCATAGACCGTGAACGATGGCGACAGGCCATGCTTGCCGGGAACGTCAGCAGACAGCGCCGCATAGACAGACCCGTTCTCGAAATCCTCCATTTCCTTCGCATGGCGACGAAGGCTAATTCGGGCGTCCAGGAAGGGCACGCGCTCGATGATGGCGGCCATCTCGTTATAGATCAAACTCGCCTGCGCCCGGTCATTGGCCGCCGAATAGACCTGGCCCCGTTGCTCGGCTTCCGGTCCCGACAGGTGACACAGGGCCAGCCCAGCCGCGAGGGCGGTTTTCCCCTGTTTCCGGGGCATAGACAGCACCGCCGTCCGCACGGGCCGGATGACGCCATCCGCGACGCCATAGACCGCCTCAAGGAAATCCCGTTGCCATGGCCGGACAACCATCATCGTCCCGGCCAGCGCGCCGGACGTGATCGGCAGGGCCTCCAGGAACGCCACCACGCGCTCGACACGGGCCAGACCCTCGGCTTCCCAGGGCAGGGCCTCCAGGGGCTCGGCAGCGGCCTTGTCGGCCTTCTTCATCGGCTTCGCGCCCGGTCCTCGCAGCCCCATCAGACGCCCCAATCCCGAACTAAGTGTTTTTGCGTCTGCACCGCCGGTCCTTGATCGACAGCCTCCCGTCCTTGAAGGGGGTTATCCCCTCCAATCAGGAATGGATGATCCGGGTCGAGGGGCAGGCCGTTGACGTCGCAGCCCTTGATGGCGACGCCTTTTCCTCCGGCTCGGTCGAGGGCGTTGGTCTTGATGCTATGGCAGGGCGGGCATAGCGAGCGCAGGCCGTCCATTGCGGGGAAGGCATGGCCGCCTCGGTTCATGGCCACGACGTGATCGACGTGTTCCGCGATGACATGACGGCTGCGACGGGCGCAGGTCTCACACAATGGGGCTTCCGACAGCTTGGCCAGGCGCAGGCGTTGCCACCGGGCGGTCGAGTAAGGCCAGTCAGCCATGAGCGATCCTCCCGGCCAGACGGCGCAGGTCGCGCTCGATCTCGCTCTTGTCGGCGTGGAATTGTTCTGGGTCGCGATGCGAGGGTGACAGCCGCCGGACGCGATCAGCGATCAGCGCGAGGGTGTAGGGGGTGCTAACACCGCTAACGGCCCTAACAGTCGAGGCGGGGACGTTCACCCTTCATCCTCCGAAGTGTTAGGGGTGTTAGGGGTGTTAGGGGGGGAGATATCGGGATGCAGGTATTTCCCGTATCCGGCCTTCTGAACCTCTCCAGCCTTCGCCATCTTGTGCAGCAGGTAGCGGACGCCTCCAGCCGGTTGACCGCTAACACCTGCAATCGCGGCAGGCCCCATTGGCGTCGTTTCACCCTCCAGCGCCTCCAGGATCAGCTTGCGCTCGTCAGACCGCCGGACCTCGGCCGCCTCTCCCAGGACACGCCAGCGGCAGTTGTCCTTTTGGAACTCTAGGGCGGTCTCGAATTCCTCAATGTCCCGGCCTCGGCCTGACAGGGTGACGCCTTCGCCGTCCCGGTCGAGAATGATCGTGGTATCGGCCGCGCCGGTCAGACCGTTTGTCCCGCTGACCTTCTCCAGCTTGTCGCCAGCATCGGCTTTCCGGGTGTGGTGGATGACGACGACGGCCAGACCGAACTCGTCGGCCAGGTCTTTGAGCGGTCCCACGCTGCGATAGTCGTAGGCATAAGGCGCTTCATTTTTGCCCTGCGATGATCGGACCTTGTTCAGGACGTCGATCACGATCAGGCGCGGGTTGTCGGCCTCGGCAATCCAGCGGCGCAGATCATCCAGGCCGCCGTCGTCGATCATCCTCATGTCGGTCCAGACGCTGAACGCCTTGCCGGGCTTCCGACCACAGACCTTGTGCAAGCG